CGTTTCTCGCGCACGTTCTGCGCGAGAAACGCCCGGAAGAGCAAGCTCTTTTCGGAGTCGGACCGCGTGAAGTGCGCGACGCCGATAGGCGAGTCTCCGTACACGTGGCCGTGGTTCATGTAGAACGGCCGCGGCTCCGGGTTATTGCGCAGCGTCACGTCGAACGACGAGCGGTGGTGCATTTCGAGATACGACGGCCCTCCGTAATCGGAGACGCGCGCGACCTCTTCGAACGGCATCGCGATGCCGACGAGCGTGCGCCCCTCGTGGGTGAGCTCGGCGCTCGCGCGGTACAGCGTGAGGCGGGAATCGTGGTCCGTCACTGGCTAACCCTCTTTCTCATCGCCTCGCGGATAGCGGAAGGCGAAACGTCCAACCCCGCACGAGCTCGTACGAAACGCTCGTAGTCGTGCGGCCTGTCTATGTCGTCGGTCCATCCGTCAATCTCGACGCACCGCCCCACGTTCGCGTACGGCGAAACGCCGCGCACCTCGTCGTCCGGCAGCCCTTGCATCGCGCGCCAAACCTCGAACCCGATACACCGCGAGATAACGCCGTCCTGCCATAACGAAGCGGCACGGACTATCGCCCGCTCGAATTCGGGAATATCCGCGGGGTCGAACGACACCGCGAAGAGCTCGCCGGTCGGCTTGTGCGTCAACCGGTTCGCCCCGAGACGAGCGAAGCACGACCACCCGTCGTCGAAAGCGAGGATGCGTCCGAGCGCGTCATCTTCGAAATACACGTCTCCGTGGAGAATGACCGTTCGCTTGTCGGTCGGCCAGAATTCGCGGCTATCCCAATAGCGCGACGTCCCACCCATCATCGGAGCGGGGTCGGCCCATACCGACCGCGCCCCTGGCGTAAAGAATCGGGTATCACGCGGCTGCGCGACGATTGACGGGATATGGCCGCGCTCGCGCACCTGCCGCACAGTGCGAGCGAGCAGCGTCTCACCTTCGACCGGTGCCAGCTGCTTAGGAACGCCCATGTAGTCGTTCCACCGCGAGCCGGTCCCGCCGCAAACGATGAGCACGTTTCTCCGGCTCATATCTTCACCGAAAACGGCTTGACAACCATGTCGGGCGTAGGCGACGGCAGCGCGGGAGGTGCGGCCGGCGCAACGGGCGGCGGCGCGAGCTCCGGCGGCAGGCCGTAAAGCTCCGCGCCCGCTTTCTGCTCTTCGAGCTCTTGCGCGTCGGTCTCCGGGATGGGTTCGCGCCCGTCGGCTTCGCGTGCCTCGTCGACCGTTTCGACGCCGGAGGCGATATTGATTTGGTGCACCTCCGCGCGCGTCTTCGCGTCGAGCCGGAGCCGGTTCTCCGGCTGCAGCTTCGCGACGTTCGACGACGGGATGAGGTCGGACCACGCCTGCTCGAAGCGGCGCACCCACGGGTCGTACGCGTTCACGAGGCGGCCAATTTCGGCCTGCTCTGTGTTTTGATACGTGATGGACGTACCGCCGATGGCCGCGCCGAGGTCCGTCGGGTCGAGGTTGAACATGAGCGCCATCTCTGCGACCGAAAACTGGCGGGACTGCAAGAATTGCGCGTCTTCCGGTGACCACGTGAGAGGTTGAAACGTCCACCCTTTCGGCAGCACCGCCGGCTCGCCTGACCCGCCGTGCTTAGCGACGAAATCGGCCTTGACCTGCTCAGCCTGCCCATCTTGCAGCGTCGGGCGGTCGAGCGTCAGGACACCCGACGGGACGGCGCCGCGCGCGTACGTGTCGGCGGCTAGCGCCTGCTGCTCTAGCGCGAGGTTCAGAGACCGGCGGAAATTCTCGACGACGCCGATACCCCACGGACTTTCGGGCATCGCGAACGCGCGCACGTGAACGACGTCCATCGACGTGTACCGTTTGCCACCGAAGAGATATTCAAGCGCTCCGCTGCCGTCGTACCGGCATACGACCAGCTGCGTCGGGAGCGGGATGACCTGACGCGGATAGCCGAAGCTGTCGAAATCGGAGAGCAGCCCGACGAAATTGCCGCGCATGAGCGCTGTCGCTAGCGCCATGTGAGCGAAATCGAAGCACGTCCACATCGCGTTAGGCCGCGTGCACACGTTCGGCGCGGGCGTTTCGGTCACGCCGTCCTCGTCAAACGTCTTCATCGGCCACATAGACGCGACGCCGTTCGCAATCAGGTTGACCGCGCGCCACGCCGACGGCAGGCCGAGCACTTGCATCTCGGACACCCATTGCGCCGGATTGCCGCCGTACAGCTGGCCGAACGGGCGGAATTGCTGCCCAGGGAACGGCACCGGGATTTCCGGACGGAGGCCGCGCGGGCGTTGCTGCGCGCGCGCTACCTCGTTGGAGATGTCGAAGATGCGCGCCATGTCAGACGTACCGCGCGAAATCGGAATCGAGGCGGACGGAAACGGTCGCTTGTGAGGTCGCCCGCAAGAGGCGTAGGTCTCGGTCGACCTTCGCCGTGTCGGGCTTAGCGAGAGGCTCCGGGAGCCAGACGCCGACCGTCACTTGGAGCGCCCGCCGGTACCGACGCTCGCGGCGGTCGTAGACGCTGTCGGCGAGTGGCCGCTTACGGCCGTCCGCAATGGACCGCGAGAGCTCTAGGAGCTCGTCCGCGAGGCGGAGTCGAGCGTGCCCGATGCTCTCGGGCGGGTCAGCTTTCAGCTTCGCGTGCTCCGCGAGGATACGGGCGCGCTCCGCTTCGGCTTTCTCGACGAGCGCCGCTACGGGCACCCGCAACGATTGAGAGGCCACTACCGAATCCTTCCGAGCTCTTCGGGATGCGTCACAACAGCCCAATGGGTCAAGGTCACCGCGACGAGCGGCGAGATGTCGGTCGTCGACCGACGACGGGCCCACGCCCACGAGTCGAGAAGCACCCGCCGTGCTGCACCGTCCACCGCGTTGTCGAGCACGTCCTGCCCGATATGAGCGGCGCGCGCGGTCATCACGTCTTCGAGATACCGCTCACACGCGCTCGCCATTTCGCGGGCGCCGACCGTCTCGATACTGCACACCGCGTGCTCTTCGATGTCAGCGGCGATACTTCCGACCGGCCCCATCGGGTCGTAGTAGACCGCTTCGATTTCGGGCCATTTGCGCGTTAGCTCACCGATGCGGGGAGCGGCCCACGCGAGACCGGGAGCGTTGTCGATGACCTCGCCGTGAATGCGGCCGTCCGCGTTGCGTCCGCCGATAGCGATGGACACCGCCCGCCCGAGACCTGCGCCGGGCGACGCGTCGACCGACAGGAAAAGGCGCCCCGCCGGCTTCGACGAGTAATCGAGACATTCGGCCCACGACGCCGCGGGGATGATGCGCGCGACGGAGGACGTCCACTGATTGAGGTAGGCACGGCGGAATTCGTCCAGTTTCATCGCTTCGAATTCGGCCTGCACCGCTTCGAGCGGCTGCGTGATGCCGAGCGCCGGCATACACGCGGCCCACACCTGCTGGTCCGAAGGGTCGGCGTCTTCCGGCGCGGACCATTCGAAATAGGCGACGCGCCCATGCTGCCCCGACTCGCACCGCGCGCGGCCTGAGTCCACCTTGTCCCACAGGAACGTGGATTCCGCGGTCCCCGCGGTCGACACGACCCAAATCTGAGGCGAGACCTTCGTAATCATGCCGGGTCTGACGCCCTGCTCTGCGGTCGCGTCGCGATGGGCGAATGCTTCGTCAAGGTCGATGAGGTCAGGAGAACCCCCGTGTCCTCCGGTCCGAGAAGGTGGTTTGACGGTGATACGTCCACCGCCGAGCCATCGAATCGCCTCGCGTCCGTTGCTTCTGACAAAGGCTTGGATAGGCGAGTCGGGAAGCGCCTTCCCTGTGTCGTCGTCGACAAGGTAGAAGGGCGATTCCTCGAAGCTCGGGAACCATTCTTCGACGAGCTTGTCTCGTGCGTCCGTTGCGGTTTGCGCCATGTAGAACGAGAGCGGGCGCGCGGCCCATCCGAGGTCTCGACTACGGCGCATCCGATGCGTGTGGCGAGCTTTCGCCTTAGTTGTCTTCCCCGACTGGCGAGGCACCGTAAGGTCAGCTTCCCGGTACCAAAGGCGCGGTTGAAACCGGCCGGCAGCCGACGAGGCAAGCTCGGTCGCCTCTTCGTCGAGCTCGTAAGACACGTCGAGCACGTGCTGTTGCCACGGCATCGCCGGCTCTCCGAGCTCGCCCATGATTGCGGCAGGCTCGCCGCCGAGCGTGCGACGGTCGTAGTTCCGCTCTGTTGCGAAACGGGGTTCCGCCGGTCGGAAGGGAGCACTCAACTACGCGCCATCGCGTGGACGTCACGCAACCACGTGACGAGCGGACCGAAATCGTGGAATACGGGGATGCCGCGGACCGCCGCGAATTCGGCGGCGCGCGTCGCTTCGGCGTCCTCGCCTTCCGTCCGCCACACCGCGTCGACCGACGACAGCGCGTCCTCGTCGAGCTCTAACGGCGAGACGAACGACGCGAGCGACGTCTCTACGAGGTGGCGCACGTCGAAGCCGGCGACGATAGGGCCGACGACGTAAACGAGCGGAAGAGCTCGCGTCTCCGTGGGCATCCGTGCCCGCCTTTCGTCCGTGAAAGCGTGAGACTCCCCGGAGCTCTCCGACCTCCGAACGGCAGCACCTCAGCAACTCTGAGACCGTCCGAAGGCCGGGAGCTCTCGCTAGCCGCTACGAGCGGGTCGTAGCACTCTGCGGCGTAGCTGTCTCTTGACAGGGAGCACCGTAAGGGGTAGGCCCCCGTACGGTCAAGGCTCGGGAGCCTAGGGCAGCGCGCCTAGTACGAGACCTAGGCACCTAGCCCTAAGGTTCTAGCCTCGGATGCCGATAGGCCCGACATGAACCTGACCGAAGCCGAGGCCGAAGCGCTCACCACGAAAATCGTCCAGGCGGGAACCCGCTACGTGAGCCTCGTTATCGCTGCGTACAACGGCCGCGCCGACAAGGCGCTCGGTTACCGCTCGTGGGATGCGTACGTGAAGGCGCGGTTACGCGACGCTCCGCGGGTGACCGTCGGCGAGCGAAAAGAGCTCGTCGCCACCTTGCGCAAGGAAGGCATGACCACGCGGGAGATTGCGCCCGTCGTCGGCACCAGCTTCAAGACCGTTGCCCGCGACCTTGTGTCAAATGACACAAGCGCCGAAGTCGTCTCGCTCGCCGGGCGGCGGCGGTCGGCGCAAGGCGAGGCGAAGCCCGCTCGCAAGAGCGGAGCTCTAGCGAAACGCACCGCCGAGGTGCGCGCGACGGCGAACGGCCTAACCCGCTGGCGCATCGACCCCGCGAGCGCCACGAGCGAAGAGCGGTGGGACGCGATAGCCGCGCTTACCGCGCTCATCGGTAACGCGGAAACGCTCGTAGCCGAGCTCGGCGGGAGCGAGGTCGAGCTCACCCATTTCGCAATCGACTACGCCCCTCAGGAGGCCGCCAAATGAGCACCGACCGTACGTACGTGAACCGATTCAAGGCCGAATATCCCGACCTCAAAATCCGAGGCAAGGTGCGCAACGGCACCGACCGACGGACGTTCGCCACGAAGAAACGGGACGCGACCCGCGCCATCCCGAATGACGCGTGCCATTGCACAATGGCAAACGGGATGCTCCGTGAATTCGGGCTGCCCGCGCTCTTTCTCGACACGGTGGCGTACCTGCTCGAACCGTCCGGGGACGGGTGGCACTCCGTCACCAAATACGAGCACGACGGCGCTCCGGTGGCGAAGGCGCTAGACGCGTCGGGGGTCGCCGTATGGAATACGACCGTCACTCTTCGCCCTCCGTCCCGCTACCGGCGGGCCGGAGCACAAACGCAAGCGCAAAAGGACGCGCTCCCCGGAGCCCGCACCCAAACGCGGGCGCACGTCGCCAAGCGCGCCGCCGGCATCCGCAAGGCTGCCGGCATCCGAGCGCGGCGGAAGGTAGCCGCGGCCTAGCCCTAGGCAGAGTGCCTAGGACGCCCGAGAGACGCCCTGTGTGCCCGCCTGACGGCCTGCCGCCGATAGGGCGCGGTGATTGCCCACAGGGCCACCTCGCAAGCGCTCAGAGGCGTCTAGACGAGGCCGGCCGGAGGCGACCAAGCGCCGCCGAGCACGGCCCACGTCACCTGACACAATCTGACGTGACCTCACACAACCTGTCGGGAAGAAAAAGCGGGAC